GACAACCAGCTTATATACACCACCAGACTGTGATGATGAGCTTGTAGTCAGGTTGCGAGAAGACACATTGCTGTAGCTAATCTGTGTGAGATTACCAACAATACCATTACCATCTGCGGTTGGGTTGCTTGATTCACTGCCCGGTGCAGTATTTGTTAAGGCTACAGCAAGCTGATCGCTTGCAAGGTCTACATTGTGGACTGCATTTACCACAAAATCGTTTACTTTTACAAAGCTCGCCATTTAGATAACTCCTATCATGCTATGCGAATTATAGCAGATGTGGCATCCGCTACGGGGAATTGTATTTCAAAGGTACTATTACTAGCAACCCTGTCGCTTCCAAAGTCTAACACAGCAACCGCTTTATTGGAAGCACTCGCGTTATAGATCAGCGCCCCCCTTACTGTAAAGCTTGCGTCAGTCCATGAAATATTATCAAAGTCCACAATAGCGGTAGTGCCAGAGGTCTTTGGAAATGTAGATGTAACTGTCAACGGCTTGCCCCCCGTAGTATACGCCGTTCCAGATGTATTGGTTATTTCGTTTGCTGTACTGAATACAGTCGTATCAGCCCCCAAAGATGCCGTGCTGGAATACAAAGCTATCCTAAACGTATGTGCTTCAAAATCATGTTCTGCCTTTAGAAGCTGAAGCTTAAAAGACGTACATGTTGTTTGAATTATTGCCATACCCTATCTCCTACGCGGCGGGTTGCCTGTATGTATCAGTTCTTAACTTAGCACCCAAGGTAGCCATATTTATAAGGGCTGATGAATATCTTTCATTATACAACTGAACCATATCGCCTTCGCCCTTCATAAACGTATACGCCTCTATGAGAGATCCGTAAAGCAATGTCGCTTCTGCATTGTCTCCAAGCCAAGATGTACTCGCAGTAACAATAGAAGGTGGATCATAATAGTAATGTAACTCTAAGTTATATGCAGCATCAGGCGTAGGGCCTAGCAAAAAGTTACCATGACCTGTTGCGGTATCTCCATCAAATATAGCATAATACTGAGGCAAGCCCTGCACTGTGGTATCAGGGAAAGCTTCACGCACAAAGTTTACCTCTTTGTCTAAAAGGTAATTGTACGTTGTACCATTGATAATAGCTAAGGAGAAAGTGGCTAAAAAGTCATCAGGCCTCGCAACATACTTATTGCCAGCATTTACATTGCCTGTGACGTTCCTGCGTAATTCTGGAATAGTGATATCCCTAAAGATCCGCTCTTCAGCCTGACGCACAAAGTTAGGGATATTGGTCACAAAGGTACTCTCTGTGTTCTCCGTATAGTCTTTGATCGCTTGCGTCAGTTCTGAATAGTTCATTTGAACTTATTCCTCTTGGTACAGGTTATCGAATATTTTATTGACATCCATAGTATAGTCTAAATCAGATTTTGAATAGTGTATATGTTGAGATGGCTTGAAGTCTGGGGCACCAGTACCAGTCTCAAACCACGCAGGATGAGTAACCCTTACACGATTATTAGGCAGTGCCACCACATTACCAGTCCACTCTCCAGCATCTAAAAGCTGCATAACATGACTTTGCTTATGTTGTGCTGGATCATCTGCTATCTCACTCTCAGAGTAATCAACAGTAAACATATATTTAGCAGGATACATATTCCCATCTATCTTTGCCAACCAAGGACATGGTGTTGCTCTATCCAAGACGTACACAGCGTGATTGTAGGACGAACAGTCCCAAGGCTGGGCATCATGCACAGACATGGCAGAAGGCCACTCATTGAGCGGCTCATCGGCTACAAGAGCGGTTATAGGCATTCTCGCCCACATTGCGCCACCGTGTACATTCTCATCCCCTTCTTCATCTGCCTCACATCCTGTAAAGATAACTTGAAAGCTCAAGCATCTGTTTGGCATTGTCGTTACCGCTATTGCCATCGCATGTAAGAACTCGCCGTGGTATTGTTCATGGTTGTGAGTATACTCACGGCGAACCCAACACTTGAAGTGCGGTATGTTACTCTGCAAATAAGCCAATCTATCCCCCCAAGTTGACTTTACTTTTTAGTTTTACCGCCTTTAGCGTAGCCCTTTTTCTTTTTCATCATAGCGCCGCCCATTCTTTTTTTGGTAACGCCACCCCTTTTCATCTTGCCTACCCCATCAGCCGCAAAAGCTGGAACTTTCTTTCCGTTCTTTGTGACCATAGGCATCTTGCCGCCAGCGGCTTTCTTCGTAACCTTGCTACCTGCTTTCATAGCTACAGGTTTCTTTTTCATTGCACCACCAGCCATTTTTTTGGTAACGCCACCTTTTTTATAACCCTTTTTCTTCATCATCGCCTTAACTCCTAAGTTATGTTGATAGTAACAGTTCCAACTTCAGCCTGCATAAACTGAAGGTCGTTCCAAACGGGATTGAACCCAAACAGACCACGACTCTCCTGCAAGGATGTGTCTGGTCTTGGGTTTCTCAGAGATTGAGGATCATTTATTTTAACTCTGCCCAAAAAGTTTTGTGGCTGATCTGGATCAACAACATCACGACCAACTAGAAATCCAGTCTTAACGCCGTTGCTGAACTCAGGAACAAGGTCAGACAAAGGATATCTAAACCCTGTCTTATCACAGTAGCCAAAAGCATATTTGCCTCTCGCGTAGCTCATCCCGCACCCATTATGTATGTATTAAAGGGCACAAACCTTATTGACGCTCGCTCTTCATCTTCACCTGCTGCAAGATTATACTGAAGCTCATACTCTTGCTTTAGTCCAACCGCCATCTGTGGGTTCTTTTTCATGGCTAGGTAATAAGCCATGCCAGCTACCAAACAGGGCACAAAGCGAGGTGGCACAGAAGATATAGTTGTACCTACTCCAGATGACAGCCCATCAATACCCTTTAGTCTATGGTAAGATATTGTGTAAGCTGTTGTGTTATCAGGAACAGGCCACAAAGTTACTTTTGTTTCCGTTGGGAGCCTTTGGACGTAGATTTGGGTCGGCCTACCTTCCGTGTTTTTGTTGGTTTGCTGGGCGTAGGTTGCGACACTGACTCTTTCGAGGGAGGTGTCGATTTGGTTTGTACCTGTTCCTGTACGGATTTGGTGTTCGATGATATCGATGGTGTCCGTAGGAAGGGTATACGTTGCCGTACCCGCTGTAACAGCGAGCGTACCCGCTTCAATAGTGAAGAGATTAAGACCACGGTTCTGCCACTCCAATGTTAAAAGATTTAAACTTCTTCGTGCGGTTTTAAGATCGTATCCAGTACGCATTTCAAGGCCAGCCCTTTCAAAGGCTTCCTCAAAGATCTCTGGCATGTCTGGGGTTACTACAGCCATTATGTTACTACGCTCCTAAACCGTTTGGTTTTTTCTGCAATTTTCTTAGGCTGCTTGGCAACCTGCTTGCCCTTCTTGGTGGCCTCGCGTTTCTTTTTCGTAGTAGCGGCGTACTCCGCAGAGGTCAAAGACTTGATAGCCTTCTCAGGAAGATATCGCTCGCCTGTAGCCTTGCTCCCTTGCGTCGATGGCTTGCCAGACTTTGTTCGCCACTTTTGCTTCGTCCAAGACTTCAAGCTCTTCTGTGACTTCTTGAGCGCCATTAGCTTTTATAGCCTCCACCTGCTTTTTTATAAGCCTTCGCCAACATTTGCGCTTTTCTTGCCGACCATTGCCCCGGTTTGCCGCCCTTGCCGCCAGCCTTTATACGGTTAAATATCCGCTTTCTTTTCTCTGGTTGAGTATAGTTGCCAGCTTCATTAACACGACTTTTAGATTTCTTCTTCGTCTTGCCACCTTTGCCAAAACGAATAATGTCCAAGTCTTTAGCATCATCACCTGTAGAGGTTCTGTTGCCTGTTAGTTGACTGCCCATCTGGGAACGAGAAATAGCCATTTAACATTTCCACCGTTTTCTTGCTTGCCTTAATCTACTGTTAGGATCTTTAGCGGCTTTAGGAAACTTCTTCATCTGTCCAGCAGAACGAGCGCAGAAAGATTTACGCCGCTTTGCATCCTTGCTTCCTTTTTTTACTTTACCTGTAACAGCAGTCTTTAACTTAGAGCCGGGGTTGTCCTTACGGTACTTAGCAACACCCTTCTTGGTCATGCCAGCACCAGATTTGGTAGGGCGCTTGTGACCGCCCTTTATAGTATGACCCTTCATGGTGCCCTTCTTCTCAGCCATACCTTATCCTATTTAGAAATGACCAAAGGCTGTGACCATATGAGATCCATCAACACGATATTTAATCACAAGACCGCCCTCAAATAAAACACCTTCATCTGGTATATAAACATCATCAGCAGCATTGTTTACGCCGCTAGTTTTAGTTCTAAACAAAACAGAACCATTCTCTGGCGTTAGACCGCTAATAAAATCAACCTGATGCGCTGCTGAATTTGATATTGTTGTGAATGCTTTTAACACAGCCCTGTTTCTGGTGATTTGTGAAACAGCTTGCGCTGCCATTCCTACAGATACGTTAGCAGCATACTGCGTACTACAGGTAGCTGAAGTTATTGTCTTGAAATAACTTGTACCTGTAACAGTCGCAGCGGCACCAGTAGATGTTATCACCTCAGTAAGAGCATCACCATTTGCATCAGTCCCAACTATAGTGACTGTCTTTCCGCTATCACCTGTTCCTGTAGTGGTAACGGTAAGCAATCTAGCAGTTCCAGCAGTAAAGCTAGAATTTGCAATAGTAAACGCTGTGTTTGGTCGGGCGGCAGCGGCAACATAAGTATTAGACGCAGCCTGTGCGTCTGCCACTGTTGTAGCCTGTATGTGGGATACACCCATATCAGTTACTCCTTACGGCTGGACCGCTGTATTGAATGCCTGTGCATACATTACAGTTATAACAACTGATCCCGCATTCGTACCTGCGCTTGAGGTAGCTGTTAATTTCAAATCAGATGTACCAGTGTTTTTCCATGTAAGTGTACCACCGCCAGAAGCGCCTAACGGCTTAATACCTACAGTAGTTCCAGAAGCGACAGCATTAACGAGAGTCGCTGCACCGCCTACAGTATCACCAACACTAATATTTGTCGTGGTGTTAGCAGCCACTTCTAAATCAATAATTATATCTACGATTTTTGAGTTGGCAGGGATTACTACATTTGTGGCTTCTGCTGCGACAGCGCCGCCAGAAATATCCATTACATGTTGTTGAGTCATTACAACATAACCTACGTTTGCTATGTCTGACCCAACAGTAGTGCCCGTTGTGTTGCGAATGTTGCCAGCCCGTATAGGACCAGAAAAAGTAGTAGTACCCATGTTGATCTCCTGTCTGGGTTAGTCAAACACACCATGTGTTTGTCAGGGATGCATATACAATACTAGATATTTAAACAAAAAGAAAGGGGCAACCGAAGCTGCCCCTGAGTTATACATGAGGAGAATACATAAAGTACCTACCTTATAGCATACTTTATGCTCCGCGAGAAGCATACATTCCCAATGGATCTGATACACCAAAGCTGTAACGCTCACGCGCTTTGTAGCGCACGTTACCAGTATCAAAGTCACCATCCATGCCTGTTTGCATAGCAGTACGAACAAAGTGCTTTAACCCATTAGGCACATCAGTTGTGATGAAGAAGGCATCATTGTCTGTCAGATAGTGGTTCACCGCATAACCCTCTGGGATAGACCCGTTTGAGTTAAGTGCGTTGATATCATTATCTGCTGTACCAACACGCTGGGTTGTTTCCAACAAGCGAGTTGCAACAAACATTAACGCTGGTGGAATGATAAGCTTACGAGGGCGAGCAGCAATCAACAAACCACGTTCATCAGTAAACGCAGCAATATCAATAACAGCTTGCTCAAGTGAAGTTTCATTTAAATCAGCGTCAGTTGCAGGGCGGTTAGCGTTTGTGGTGCCCTGAACTGTAGGATGCGCTGTGTTAAACAATGTGACGCCATCACCTGAGTTAAAGGTGGTGAAGCCTGTGTTCAACAAAGAAGCAGCCTTAGTTTGCTTGGTGTAAGCCATGCCACGGGCAAGAGCCTTGGTATAACGTGCAGACAAAGAGTCATACAGATTGTCTTCCATAGCTTCTTCTGTGATGGAGAAACCCATCGCAACAGTCTCATGGTTGTAACGCGCAGTGAATGATTCCTGTGCGTTGTCATATGAGATGGCAGAACCTTCCGCTTTTACGGGAGCTGCACCAAAGCCAGACAATTTAACTTCCTCTTCAAAGCTACGCTCTGATGATTCAGTTTCATAAATTTCTGCATGTTCATCTTCGTATCTACCATATTCGATACCAAACAAAGCATTCAGACCGGGTAATAGCTCTTTAAGGAGCTGGGCGCGAGAAATAGCCATTGTTTATACTCCTTAAATACCAGTACCATTCGTCATCGAATGGGACTTGGGGTTAAACTTAACGATCACATCAGTAAACGCATCATTTACTGTTGAGCCGGGCGCATCAACAAAACCAACAATCTTAAAGGCAATTGTGTCGGTTGTGTTTTTAGTGGCGATATCTAGAGAGATACCAGAGTTACCATCAAAGGTGCTTCCAGCATTTTGATTGATCGCCATGTTCTGATGCAAATCAGCTTGAGGCACTTGACCATCAGCTTGAATTTGAAAACGAACAGTTGGATCATCAACAATATACGCCTGAGCGTCTGATGCTACTTGACCAGCGGGCCAAGACTGACGCTGAATGAACCCTTGAGTTGAGTCTGTGTAAGAACAACCCATGAATACACCGATAGTGCCAGCAGTGAAAGGCGCAGCATTAGTTCCGACTGCGCCCATTTTTTCAATCGTTCCAGCGGCGACAACAGCAACGATGTCTCCGTAGAAGATTCCGGTAGCATACCCACTAGCAATAGGAAGCTGGATAGTAGCACCTGCATAAGCAGTGCCCCCAACTTTATTTAATGGGCGCAAACCGTAAGGATTAGATGTAGTAGCCATAAGGCCCTCCTGTCATCTAAGTTTACAAACTAGCAAGCACCCTATTACAGACTACTTACCAAACGAAGATCGCGTACTACGTTCTGGAGCTAGAACAGGCATACGCGGATCTGATTGTTTTAGGTAGGAATTGTCTACAGCTTCCATCTGGCTATGTGCCATATCTAACTGCTTTTCAACCCTAGCCTCAACTTGTTCAGTGGCGTTTTGACATAGCAATAAACCACCTACCTCAATGCCGTCTTGAAATCTTGAATCAATGTCGGACACGATTTGAAGGTTTGGATGATCCTCTTTACGAACAGGTGTCCAACCTTCACGAAATCTGGAAGAGACATTTTTGTTATCCGTATTACCCAAAGTAGAAGTGCGAATCCAACGATAGCTAATGCCAGCGCGAGGTTCGGGGTTCGGTAACATTGTCGGTCTTTCCCATGACACTTTACGTTTGACCGCTTCGCGGTCATCATTGCTGCGTGAGGTTCTGTTACTCATTTGGATTGATCCTTCAACATTTGCGCCACATATTGCTCATTCGAGATACCAAGCCGCTTGGCGAGAGAGGCTTGCGTCGAGGTTAATCGCACTGTGCGTGGCTTTTTAGTCGTTCTTGACGGTGCAGCAACCACGGAGCTGGATTGACGTTGGGGTGCTTCTTCCTCTATTTGCCCATCGTCAAACTTATCTGGAAAGGCTTTTCTCATAGCCTTGTCTATTTCATCATAATAGGAATCGCTTCTTGGATCAATCCCTGATTGTACGAGCTTTTGGTGTATCCCGTATGCAAAGCCTGTCATCTCAGGAGTTTCAGGATTTTCAAACCAAGTGTTCTTTTTCCCCCACTCAAGAGCTTTTACATCAGGTTTATTAGCTTGCGGGGTAGGTTGAGCATACTGCGGCTGCTGCTGCGGCGCGGTTCTAACCTGCGGTTTATAATTATTTACCCTATCAGCTTCTACTTTTAAGGTAGTTAATTGCTCTTGCGCTTCTATTAAAGCATCAGGATCTCCTGACTCATATGCAGCTTTATATGCAGATTTAGCCTTGTCTAGTTGCGCTTCGATACGCCCTTTAGCCTGCCCAATAAGGGTTTCTTCACCCGCATCAAGGTTTTTTCGTAGCTGCTCGTTTTCAGATTTAACCTGTTGAGCATACCGCAAAGCCTCTTCTTGTAGCCTGTGGGCCTCAAGTTTTTGCCGTTCTTGCTCTTGCGCTTCAAATTTTAACTTATTTATACGCTTTTGAACCCCGACAGAATATTTATCTATCTCATCGTCAGAAGGCACTTCTGGCTCTCTATCTTCTGCCAAACGTGGTTTCTCTTCTTCAGGAGTGTCGTCAGACACTTCTATTTCAAACGAATCATCCGCAACATCTTGTGTTTCAGGTGATTCGTTTTCAAGATCTTGTTCTGTAAGCTCTGGTTTATCTGCCAAGTTATTCATACCCGTGTGTACCCCCGTGGATCTTCAACAACAGCTTCAATAGTATCATCGTTTACTAAACGAAACTCTTTCCCATGTATTTTAAATCTAGTTCCTGAATAAGATCTAAAGATTACAAAATCACCTTCTTTGCAGTAGGCTCCATTTGGAAATCTGTCTTTATCAGAATACGCATCAGGGCCAGTTTTAAGCACAAACCCTATGATAGAAGCGGTTTCTTCTGCCTGCCTAAGTTGGTCAGGCATATACACCCCGCCTTCGGTCTTCTCATTAACCTCAACAGTGCTAATAAGAACTTTGTAGCCTTTTGGTTCTGGTAACTGAGTTGCTACTTTATCGTCAGTTACTTTTTCATCTTTATACATTGCATATACCTTGCAGTGATTAAGGTTCACAGAAACCTTGCGCGGTCTATCCGCGAAGCCCCCAATTACGAAATAGAATACTAGAACTTATTGTGCAATAATTCTTTCTTCCAAATCAACTAAATCGGCTTCAATTAGTTTTAAAGCCTCATATCTCCCTACAAGACGACAGTAATCTTCCATAGATTGTGCTTGGCCCCCAGCCAAAAACTGTTCTATTTCCGTCTTGGACTCGGATATGCTACGTTTCATCAACGCAACAACTGTATCATCCATCCCCCTTGCCTAACTCCTTTGCTAATTCAACTCCCAGTTTCGCCCCAGCCTGCTGATCTGCACGTTGGGAATTATCAAGATCGGTTGCCAGCTTAACTCCCAGCTTGGCCCCCTCTCTTTGATTAGTGGCTTTAATCTTTTCAGCTTCAAGCTGAAGTTTAGCCGTATCTAGTTGCATCTTATGCTGAAGCTCTTGCGCTTTTAGCTGAAGCTCTTGCTGTTGCATCTGTACAACAGGATCTTGTTGTTGCGCTTGAGCCTGCTTCTGAGACATCTCTGCCTGATCTTTCTTGAGAAGCTTCTCTGCTGCATCCTTAGCCAATCTAGAAATTTCAACCTCAACATCTTCAGGCAATGGCTGATCTTCGCTAGGCATCTCGACCCCCAGCATCTTTTCCATTTCCCTACGATACTGAAAGGCAACATGTTCTGTAATATGAGCAGCCATTGCCTGTTGTATTACTTGGGCAAATGGAGACTGCCCTACCACCTGCATAATTTTTGGATCTTGTGCCGCAGCCATATGCACCGCTAGGTGAGCTTCGTGGTCTTGATACTTGAACGCTTTGACTGGTTCCTGCTTCAAGATCATCATGTTCTCAGTTACAGGGTCAGAAGGTTTAATATCTTCAGGTAGCTTGATTAAATCCTCCGCGTCTTGGATGCCAAGAACCTCAAGCATTTGCCTATGCAGCTTACCCATGTCGTACAATTGGGGCGCTTGTTGCGCTAGTTGTAACGCGGCTTGATACTGCATGATACGCTGCGCCATAGTAGCGGCGTTGGGGTCAGATACAGGTATAACGTCTATACGTTTGTCAAAATCAGCGGTTCGACTAAAATCACCATCGACCTCATATGCATACTCATCGGGCATATAATCGTGAACAATTTTAGATAGAAGTCGTAACTCTTTTTTCATGGCAGCATGGAGGCGGGCCTGTACACCAGACATTACCTTCATTGAACGCTCCATAAGGGCAAGAGTTGTGCCCACAGGTGCCTGTGCGTTAGTATCTCCTACTTGGATGTCTGCGACTGAGCCAATTCGGCGTCCCTCTTCGACAATATTTCCAAGTAAAGAGTACAGTACGCTTGATGGCTCTTTGTAAGGGATAAACGTAATCGAGTCACGGATGGCACCGCCCGGTACGTCCACATCCCTAAATTCACCCGGCATAAGAGGAGTGTCGTCCCCCTTAATACGCATACCGCGAGCTTTAAGCCCTGCTGGCAAATTCGACAGTGTGCCAGCATCAACCAACTGACGAAGGATAGAGGTAGCCGACTTAGCAAGGCCACCAATAAGGTGAATAAGCCCCGTTCCATAGAACCCAAGGCCCGGTAGATAACGGTAGTGTACAAAGTGTAGGCGTTTTTTCTTTTTAGCGTCATCTTCGTACCAATTCTTGCGTATAGATAATATCTCGCGTGACGACTTGTCTATAGTGACTACATAAGGTCGCGCTATGCTATCAGGATCGTCAAACTCTTCAGGCATGTTCATTGTGACGTGCATCTCAAGAATTGTATGCCTATCATCATTTTCAAGAACTGCGCTCTCACCATCAAGCTCGTCATACTTTTCTTGTATGTCAGAAAAATCAGGTGCAGGTGCGGGTAGCTCCACACCCCTATAGAAACCTGCAACTTGCAGCTCTAATATTTCATTTTCTGTTTTTTTCATTACATGCGTATATCGTGGGCATGTCATTAGATCCGTAGCGCCATAAGACGCTACAAAGTCCTCTGACGGGACAAACACCGCACAAGGTCTATCCATAAGTGGATCATAGTATACCTTCTTGAACGCAGACCCCGCCAATGGAAGCTTAAACAACATCTGCTCCATCTCGTCGCGGTACTCTGTCATCTCCTCTGTTAAGAGGTAATTCATCTCATTCTGCACACGTTCAGCTTGGTCAAACTTTTCTGGAGTGAGCTTACCCATAATTTTGCTTTTTACAGGGCCTGAAGCAGGGAACAGCTCTCCCATAGCCTGCGCCTGAAACCTAACAACTGATTCTGTAAGAACTGGATGAAAAACTCCAGACGCCCCTGCCCAAGGCTGCTGACGCTCCTCAATCTTCATACCAAGAAGATCTAAGCCTTTTACATAAGCCCTAGCCCAGTCGGCACGAGACTCACGATCAGACTCAAAATCACTCACAAGCTCAGACGCCATAGCCTCAAGATCTGCTTCGTCTATAAATTCAGCTAGATTTGA